ATTCAGAGGTTACTTTTATGACAGAAGATGGTACTAAAAAAATTTCAAAGATATGGTACTCTGTTAATACGGTTAATCCTAAATCAGCAGTAGAGTTAGTATGGGACGGTGAAACTCAAGCAACTGCTTTAGTATTGGGAGGTAATGGTTTTTGGAACTTACGTGATAATGGTAATGAAATATTAAACAATGCAACTACACCAACTGGTGATGTTATGTTGAATACAAAGAACTTTACCAATGGTGATAATTACACAATTATAGTAGAGTTTAGGTAGAAAAACCTTATAAATAGTAAGAGAGAGAAAATGAAGTTAATAACAGAAGAGATACAAGACGCAGAATACATTGTTGAAGATAAAGGCAATGGTAAAAAAGACTATAAGATTCGTGGCATATTCTTACAAGCTGATATAAAAAACAGAAATGGAAGAGTATATGGTAATGACATCTTACAGAAAGAAGTCTCACGTTATAACAAAGAATTTATCAATAGAAATCGTGCTTTTGGTGAGTTAGGACATCCTGACGGACCAACGGTAAATTTGGAAAGAGTTAGTCATATGATTAAGTCTTTATATCCAGATGGTAAGAATTTTATTGGTGAGGCAAAAGTAATGGATACACCATACGGTAAGATAGTAAAAAATCTTATTGATGAAGGCGCTCAACTAGGAGTATCTTCAAGAGGTATGGGGTCATTATCAAAAAGAGGTGGCGCAAACTACGTAGGAGACGACTTCTACTTAGCTACGGCCGCTGATATTGTTGCAGATCCTTCCGCTCCGGACGCTTTCGTAGAAGGTATTATGGAGAATAAAGAATGGGTTTGGAATAATGGGGTAATACAAGAGCGTAATATCCAAGAGTGGAAAGAGTTTATTGAAAGTTCCACTCGTATAGCTTTAGCGGAAAAGAAGGCGGAAGTCTTTAAAGCGTTCCTTAAAAAGCTATAAACTTATAAATAGAACTAGAGAAAAAGAAAAACTAGTAATTAATTAATTAAGGAGTAATTCTCAATGGCCGATACAGATAAAAAAATAGAGGCGTTAGAAGCAGAAGCGGTTTCTGAAGCAAATGCTAAGAATCCAATGGCGGATGCTCCTAAAAAGAATGCTGTTGCGGCTGAACCTTCTCATATTGCAAAAATGAACAATGCAGAAGATTTGGGTCCAGCTGTTGTTAAACCAACAGACAGCAATCCTGACGCAACTAAAAAATCAAAAAAGGTTTCTGACCAAATTAGTGCTACGGCTGATAAGGGCGGTACACCAGATACATCTGGTAGACCAAACACACAAGCAGGGGTGACTCAAGTATCACATCCAGGTCAAGCAATGAAGGTAGAAGAAACTGACTCCGAAAAAGACAAAGACGCAAAAGAAAAAGAAGTTAAAGAAGACGAATCTTTATCTAAAAAAGTAGCAGAACCGGTTAAAAAACCAGTTGTTAAAGAAGGTGAATTACCACCAGCTTTAAAGAAAGCTATTGACGCTAAGAAAGACGATAAAGAAGACAAGAAAGAGTCTAAAATAACTTACTCAAAAGAAGAGATTGACGTTAAAGAACACGTTGAAGCTCTTGTTTCTGGAGAGTCTGATCTTACAGAAGAGTTTAAAAATAAGGCTGCTACAATTTTCGAATCAGCAATCAAATCAAAAGTTGATGAAATTGCAGAAAAAATGGAAGCAGAATATAACACTAAATTAAACGAAGAAATTTCAGCGACAAAAGAAACTATGGTTACTAAAGTCGACTCATATCTAAACTACGTAGTAGAAGAGTGGATGAAAGAAAACCAGATAGCTTTAGAAAAAGGTATCAAAGGCGAAATCGCTGAGGACTTTATTAGTGGTCTTAAAAAACTTTTTGAAGACCATTATATTGACGTGCCGGACGAAAAGTATGACGTTTTAGAAGATCAAGCTTCTAAAATTGAGGCTTTAGAAAAGCAAGTTAATGAAGAGATTGAAAAGAATGTTGAACTTAAAAAAACAAGTGGTGAGTTAAATAAACAAGCAATTAAACAAGAAGTTGCTAGTGATTTAGCAGACACACAAAAAGAAAAGTTTAACAAACTTTCAGAAGAGATTGAATACTCAAACGAAAAAGATTATAGAGCTAAAGTAGAAACTATTAAAGAATCTTACTTTGGTAAAAAATCTGTTTCAGGCGAGCAAGTAGATGATGTGGCGGTAACAGATGGAACTTCGCAAGAAGATCTATCCAATGCAATGGCTGCTTATAGTACCGCTATTAGTAAATATAAAAATATAAAAATAGCTAAGTAAAGAAAGAGGGAGACAAGATATGTATCTATCCGAAACTTATGAAAAAAAATGGCAGCCAGTTTTAGAGCATCCTGATCTACCAAAGATTAGTGATACTTACAAACGTGCCGTTACCTCTGTAATCTTGGAAAACCAAGAAAGAGCACTTAAAGAAGACAACGCATTTTTATCAGAAGCTGCACCGACTAACGCAACTGGTTCAGCAATTGCAAATTGGGACCCGATCCTAATTTCTCTGGTACGAAGAGCAATGCCTAATTTAATTGCATATGATATTGCTGGTGTTCAGCCAATGACTGGACCAACTGGCCTTATCTTCGCTATGAGATCAAGATATACTTCTCAAACTGGTGGTGAAGCACTATTTGACGAAGCTGATTCTGATTTCGCTGGCAGAAATGCTGCTGGATCGTCTGTTGACGGTTACTCAGCAACTGACCATTCGGGTGCTAACCCAGCTGTATTGAACGACTCACCTGCAGGAACTTATACAAAAGGTACTGCAATGACGACTGCAAAAGCTGAGGCACTAGGCGACGCTTCTGGCAACGCATTTGCTGAAATGGCATTCTCTATTGAGAAGTCAACGGTAACTGCTAAGTCAAGAGCTCTTAAAGCAGAGTACACAATGGAACTTGCACAGGACCTTAAAGCAATTCACGGTCTTGACGCAGAAACAGAACTAGCAAATATTTTATCTGCTGAAATCCTTGCGGAAATCAACAGAGAAGTTGTTAGAACTATTTACATTAACGCTGAAAAAGGCGCTGCTACCAACACGACTGCAGCTGGTATCTTTGATTTAGATACTGACTCAAACGGTAGATGGTCAGTAGAACGTTTTAAAGGCTTAATGTTCCAAGTTGAAAGAGACGCAAACGCAATTGCCCAAAGAACTCGTAGAGGGAAAGGTAACATCTTGATTTGTTCAAGTGATGTTGCTTCCGCTCTTCAAATGGCAGGAGTATTAGACTATACACCAGCATTAAATAACAATTTAAATGTTGATGACACAGGAAATACTTTCGCTGGAGTTTTAAACGGCAGATATAGAGTGTACATTGATCCATATTCAGCAAACACAGCTGCTAAGCAGTACTATGTTGTTGGATACAAAGGAACATCTCCATATGACGCAGGAATATTTTACTGCCCATATGTACCATTACAAATGGTTAGAGCTGTTGGTCAAGACACTTTCCAACCTAAAATTGGATTCAAGACACGATACGGTTTAATCGCAAACCCATTCGCTGAAACTGGTGCAATTTCTGGTGCGGCTACAGCTGTCAATGACGCTGGTAGTGCAGACTCAAACAGATACTACAGACGTGTTCAAGTTGCAAACTTGATGTAATCTATAGTAATATTCATAACGAATACAGAAAAGGGCGGCTTTATGTCGCCCTTTTTTTTGGCCTATTTTAAAGGATAAATATACATATGACAGATACAAACGCTTTAGGAAGGCAACCAACTAAATTAGACTATGCAAGTCCAACGCAGTTTAAATTTAGTATTATAAAATTACCAAAGGTAGAATACTTTTGTACAGCAGTTAATATACCTGGTGTTTCTTTAGGTGGTGCATTGCAACAACAAACACCATTAAAACATATACCATTACCTGGTGATAATTTAAGTTATGAACAATTAACTTGCACGTTCCTCGTAGATGAAAATTTAGAGAACTATAGAGAAATGCATAGTTGGTTAACAGGTTTAGGTTTTCCAGAAGATAGAAAACAATATAGAGACCTAATAGCTAGTGGAAAAGATAGATTTCCAGGTCAAAGTCCAGAAGCAACCGATCCTGGTAAAGTTAAGTATGGCGCCCAAGCTGCTGGTGGTACCTATTCAGACGCAACTTTAAACGTTTTAACAAGTAAAAATAACCCTAATATAGAGGTTAGATTTAGTGATGTATTTCCTATATCATTATCTGGTCTACAATATGACCAACAATTAACCGATATAAATTATTTGAGTGCTCAGGTATCCTTTAATTACAAGATATACCAATTTGCTGAAAGAGGCGCTTCAAAGACTGATTAGGCTTTACTTTTTGATTAAATTATGATATATTATAATAATGACTCTAGAAGAATTACAATTACAAGCAGAAAAAGATTTAAAAATTAATGATGTAGAACTGGATATCGAATCACTCAAAACTCCACAACTACATAACAAATACCTAAAACACCTTAATAACTTTAAGTTGTTATTATCAAAAGCACAAACAGATTATTATACTCTTAAAAAGAATAAATGGGAGTATTATACTGGTAAAGCAGACCCTAAAGTATATGCCGAAAAACCTTTTAACCTAAAGATATTAAAATTTGATGTTGATAAGTATTTGGATTCGGATGATGATTTGATTAAAGCAAAACAAAAAATGGATTACTTACTAACAACAACCACTTACCTAGACTCGCTGATTAAACAGATCGCCAATCGGACATTTACAATTAAGAACGCAATTGATTGGCGTAAATTTACATCTGGCGCTGTCTAATGTCCCCACGATATATCATACTAGAAAAAAAAGACGAAGTTTATTTAAAGATAGAAGCTGACGCCTCTATACGTAGAGAGTTAAGTGAGTTTTTTACCTTTGAAGTACCTGGTTTTAAATTTATGCCACAATTCCGTAATAGGGTGTGGGATGGAAAAATCAGATTATTTTCATATGCAACCGGTCAAATTTATACTGGATTATATCCATATATTTTACATTGGTGTAAAGAAAATGATATACAGGTAGTTGATGGTACTAAAATAAAAGATACTGATTTAGATTTAAAAGCAATAGATGGTTTTATTGAAGCTTTAA